TGACTGCGAAGTGTTAGCCATGCTGGCTGCCGTGCGCTGGGGCGTCGTCGGTCGGGAGGCTACGACCACGGAAGCCGAAGCACCTACAACTTGACACCGTGCCCAACTCTATCACTTTAAATGCAAGCGAGTCGGGGGTTTGTGGGGACCTACATTGGCTTGGAGGTTCGGATCGTTGGCCCTCGGCTCGCCCCCTTTCGTTCCAAGAGATGCAAGTTTAACATGGCATCCGGCATCTTTATCGGCCTCACGGAGTGCGAACTCTTGGCAATCCGCACCAAAGCGGTCTCTATGATTACGGAAGGAAAGACCCTCATGTCCTACTCGGACAGCGGCTCGTCTGCTTCCAAGTCGTTTGCTATGCCCCCGAAAGAGATGCTCGCGGAGGCTCAGTACGCCCTCGGTATCCTCGACCCTCAGCAGTACCCGGGCTCGGTCCGCATGACGGTTGGTCGGACGAATTGGAACAACCCAATCCGTAACTAATTTATGGCAGTCAAAAAGCGTCTACCCATCAAGGCCCGCAAGGGAACCCCGAAGCCCGAGGCCTCCGCTGGTGGCTGGCAAAGCACGGGGCTGACTCGCCTCCGCTTGGGGCAGTACGGCGCCCAACCGCGTGACCTACGCCGCGACCTCTCACCGTTCGACCGCCTGTCGATGGTCCGTAAGTGTCGCTGGGCTGAACGAAATTCAGGCTTGTTCAATCAGGTGTTAAATGACCTGACCTTGTATACAGTGGGAGACGGTATTAAACATCAGTCCCACGCGTCGACGCCCGAGGCTCGTGAAGCCTATAACGATTACTTTAATGAGTGGGCTAAGAAGTGCGACATCACCGGCCGCTTTTCGTTTAACCAAGTCCAGAACATCCTGCTCCGCGGTATGCTCCGTGACGGCGACTCCTTTGCAGTAAAGACCCGCAACGGTTTCGACGTGCCCAAGCTGCAGATCATGGAGTCGCACCGAGTCGGTGACCCATTGTCCCCAGACGTATGCCCGCCCGGTATGCATGACGGCGTTCAGTTCGGCCCTTACGGTGAACTCGCTGGCTTCTCCATCTACCGCTCTGACGGCTCTGCCCGCTACGTTATCTCTAACGCGGTGATGCACATCGTCGACCAGGAGTGGGCCAGCGGAGCCCGTGGAGTCCCCATCCTCCAGAGTGCGGTGGACCTAGTGCAGGATTCCATGGACGTCAGGCTGCTCGAAATCCTCGCAATGAAGGATCACGGCGACGTGACAAGGGTGCTGAAAAAGACTGGCGGCTTTATGCCGACCGACATGGGTGCAGAACTCGGTCAGTCTACGCCTCTGACGCAGGGCCAGCAGTACGCTTCTATGGGTGGCAAAATCCTTGCCCTAGAGCCCGGTGAAGACCTCCAGCTCCTTGCCTCTAACCGCGGCAGTCAGGCTATCGGCTTCCTTGAAGCGCTTGAGCGGGACATTGTTCGGGTGCTACCCTTCGAATTCGTTTCATCGCCAGAAAAAGTAGGCGGAGCTTCTGTTCGCCTCGTAACCGCCAAGGCCGGGCGAGTCTTTGGCAAGTATCAGTCGGTCATTATCACGACCCTCTGTCAGCCGACGTGGGGCTACGTCATCGGTCAGGCCATCGCCAACGGTGAACTCCCCGACGATGAATCTTGGACCGAAGTCTCGTGGACGACCCCGAAGAGCGTGACGGTGGACGGTGGACGCGACTCTGCAAACGACCGCGACGACCTCCGCATCGGCCTTCTGTCCTTCTCTGAAATCTACAACCAGCGCGGCATGAACTTTGAGGAGGAGGCTGAAATCAAAGCCCAGAACGTCCGCTATCTCTTGGACCTCTCCAAGACCTACGGCGTACCCTTCGAGACCCTGTCCGATCTGCTTATCAACACCGCCCCTGGTACTGTCGAGCAAACCTCCTCCACCCCTCAGCCCGACGCTGAAACCGAGACCTCTTCCTAAAATGCGTTTCCTACTCAACGGCCTGAACGGTCGCGAAGCCCTCCTAATCGACCCTGCTAAGGCTAACGATCACCGCGTCCTTGCGGAGAAGTTCGGCTTTACGGATATGCTGGCCCAGCTCTTCGGCGAAGTCCCGAAGGCATACATCGCCGAGGACGGCACGGGCGTCATCCCGATTGCCGGCGTGATTGGCAAAAGCCTATCGCCCCTCGAGAAGATGACTGGGGCCGTGGACGTCTCTGACATCGCCGACACCATCGACGAGTACTCGATGAACCCTCAAGTGACCCGCATCGCTTTCCAAGTCTCATCCCCTGGCGGGACGGTGACGGGCGTTGAGGAACTCGCCAACAAGGTCCGCAACATCGCTAAGCCGACGATGTCCTACACCGATACCGAGATGGCAAGCGCCGCTTACTGGGTTGCCGCCGCAGCTGATAAGGTCGTCGCCTCCCCCTCTAGCACCGTCGGTTCCGTGGGCGTCTATATGGTCGTCGCCGACTACTCTGAAGCCGCCAAGGCCGAAGGCATTAAGATGATCGTCATCAAGGCTGGTCAGCACAAGGCCATCGGCGTACCCGGTGCCGAAGTGACCGACGCCCATCAGGCCCACCTTCAGGAAGGGGTCGACGAAATCCACGCCGACTTCAAGGCCGCCGTCCTTAAGACGCGTAAGATGGTCAAGGCCGAGGACATGGAAGGCCAAGTCTTCTCAGGCAAGCAAGCCGCCCAGCGCGGTCTCGTGACTGGCCTAGCGGACTCTTTCAATGAAGCGGTCGCCATGTGGGCAGAGAACAGCATCGCCCCTGCCCCTGCCGTCCCTGCCAAGAAGAAGTAAGCCCGTCTCGTTTCCACTATCCGCAATTACAAGATGACTATCGAAGACCAACTCTCGACCGCCGACCTTCTCGCCCAGGCATTAACTGCCGAACGCGACGACCTCCGTGCGACCGTTGAGAAATTGACCGTAGGCGCCGTGGACGAACTCTCTGCCATCAAGGCCGACCTCGTTACCAAGGAAGCCTCTCTCTCTGCTCTCGGTGTCTCCCTCGAAAAGGCTGTCGCTGAACGTGACGCCTTCGCCGCCAAGATCGCGGAACTCGAAAGCCTCAAGGTCTCGGCCTCCAAGGAAGCCGCCAAGATTGCCGCCTCCGTAGGCGTCGAACCGACCGCCATCATCCCCGGCTCCGACAACGTCGCCGCCAAGGTGGACGCTCTCGCTACTTTCAATGCCCTGACTGACCCAGTCGCTAAGGCCGACTTCTTTGCGAAGAACGCCCAAGCCATCTACGCGTCAATCAAGGTCTAATTTTTCTCTCACCCTATCTCCTAATATACTACTATGGCTAATTCCATCGCAGCTGCTCCAGCAGTTCTCGCCCAGGGCGTCATCAAGGCCCTCGCTAACAAACTCCCGATGCTCTCGGGTTTCTCCACCGTCTTCACCTCGTCCGTCCAGGGCGCCGGCAAGACCATTCAGGTCCCCCTGATTGGCACGTCGACCGCTACCGAGTTTGGTGCCTCCGGATACCAGTCCAGCGATGACGCTACCGTCACCTCCTCAAGCGTTACCCTCAAGCACTTTAAGGTCTCCAGCCGCTTCTCGCCTCTGGACATCCGCGAGTACGGCGTGGGCTTCTTCGCCAACAACTTCGTCGAGACGGCTGCTATCGCCCTCTCCCAAAAGTGCATGACGGAAATCAACAGCCTCGTCCTCGCCGCTAACTACAGCTCTGCCACTGTCACTGGTGCCGCTCTGTCCTACGCTGAAGTGGTCGCCGCTCAGAAGACCCTCGACGACGCCAAGGCCCCTGACAAGCGCGCGCTCGTTCTCGGTAACACCTACCTCGCTGATCTCCGCTCGGACGCGACCATCATCGCTGCCTTCCAGCTCGGTGCTAACGTCATCTCCTCTGGCTCCCTCGGCACCATCGCTGGCGCTCAGGTCTACCAGTTCAGCAACCTCGCTGCCAACTCGGAAAGCCTCGCTGGCTTCATCTGCGGAGCCGACGCTATCGCTGTTGCGACCGCTCTGCCCTTCAACGAAATCCCCGGTGCCGATGTGTCTCAGGCCACCGACCCAGCAACGGGTCTCTCGGTCCAGGTTATGATCATCCAGGAGCAGTCTGGTTTCCTCAACGTCACCGCCACCTTGCTCTTCGGCACGGCTGTCGGTCGCGCCACGAGCCTCCGTCGCCTGACGACCGCGTAAGCGACGCGGCTCTAGCCGCCTAAACGAGACCCCCTTGGCTAACCCCTTGGGGGTCTTTTGTTTTACCCTATTGCCAACTGTCGCAATGTTATGAGCCTATACGGGACCGAGTT